TCTAAAGCAGTAATATATTCTTTTATTTTTCCTCTTCTATTTACAAGTGCGGTTTCAATAATGGTATTTTGTTTTATAACATCTATTTTAGCATTTACAAACTCTATAAATTCATTGTTTTTGTTTTTAAGAATGAGGTTGTTTGCCGGTATATTGTCCTGCATAAAACGCATATTAGAGTAATCGCTACCGGGGTGGGATTCTTTAAGCGTAGCCGATTTAACGTTCCATGTGTGTTCCGGGCGCAATGTCATTCCGTATGCACTCTGACGCGCAGCCCACGATCCCGCGGTTCCTCCGGCTTGCCGCCCTGCATTAACTGTATTTAGAGTTTGTGCAATAAGCCATTTTAAGTCGCTCGTATTTTCCATACGTGCTGTATTGGCGGCATAGTGTGTTTGATATTTAATGGCACGAAGCATCCATGAGGCTTCAGTTCCCTCTGTCTGCCGAATCTCATTGTTTTTATTACCTATTATTACAATCCCTGCCATATTATTAATTTATTAACCATTAATCACTAACCACTAACCACTAACCACTATCATGCCGCTGCGTAATTTGCGTCATTAACTACCATCTGTAATGCTTCTGAAAGTTTACCCATAAAGTCCTGCGCCGAGCGCGGGTCGTCTTTGCTGCTTTCAAACCTGTTTGTATTCTCCCCAATCAAGTTTCCGATGTTTATATAGAAGTTTTTCACCTGTCTCCCGCCGCCGGTAATAGCATCGGAAGCGGTAGAGGTGTATTTATTTTTGTTTTTGTTCCCGTCGTCGTCTCCGTCACCATTGCCGCCGCCACCGCCGCTACCGCCTGCTCCGGCGAGCGATGCAAGCAGCTCCCTTTCTTTACCTTCAAGTAATTTTCCTACAGTTATAAATTCCTTGTTTGCTTTTTCGAGAGCAATTTTACCTTCAGTTTTTTCAGATTTATATTGCCTACCCATACTCGCAATCGCTCCTATCGCGGCATCATTGGCGGGGATAGTTCCATCAGCATTCTTCAATCTATTAATATCATTTGTTACCCTATCGTTATAAGCACGGATTGTCTTGTTTTCTTCTTCTTCAATATAAGCAGCTAATTCTGCGTCTGAAACAGCCTTGCTTTTTTCTTTAAGTAGCTGCTTCATACCTTCGGTAATAGCCTCTTTTTTTATAAGACTAATTAATGTTTCTTTAGCAGCATTAAGATCATTGGTTGTACGGAGCTCTTTCTCAAGCTGTTCATTAAGCCCTGGATACCGAGTTTTTAATTCATCAACCAGATTATTGCGCTCCTTACTTTTTGCATTTGACTTTTTCATTTTTTCAAAGTGCTCATCCAAAAACTTTTTCTCATCATTATAGTACTCTCTTGAGTATTCTCCCGCTTTTTTAAGCGAATCTGATGCCTCTTTTGTTCTTTTGCGGAACAGCGCAAATGCCGTAGCCGCCGCAGCTACCACTGCCAAAATAGCACCTATGCCACTTGCTGTTTTCACGGCATTAAAAGCTATCAATGAGCCTGTGGCTGCGTCCACCTGTCTTTTAAACAATCTTTTCAATACGGTTAGAGCGGCTACCCTGGCTTCATTTGCCCTTGAAAGAATATTCCACCCCTTTGTAACAACTAAATATGCCCCAACTGCTGCCGTTGCCGATGCCGTAACTTTAGCTATTCCAACTACGGCATTTCTGTATTTATAAAGAATAACCAGCCCTTCCGTTTTCATTTTTGTGGCAAGCTCTCCCACACGGATTTTTAACTCATTGTATTCCATTTCCAACTGTTTGGCTTTTCCCTCCGGGGTTTCTAATAGAGCCGCATTAACCCCTTTTACACTTCGCTCAACCACCTCTGTTAGCACAGCTACGCGCTCGCTTTCGTTACCATATTTCAGAACTTTTTCCTCCGCCTCTGTAAAGGCATACCCGTTTTTACTTAAAGCGCCTGTTTGTCCATCCAATACCTTTCCCATCATGGTGGCAATGTTGGCTGCCTGCTCCTGAGTGGCATTCAGTCCAAACTGATAGGCAAGCATATTGTTCATGGTTGGGATTAAACTCTTGAGACTATCCTTTTTATGAATATAGGTAGAAAGTTCCTTTGCGCCTGACATTTGTACGTCCCTGCTTACCACACCCAGCTTCTGCTGCGCTTTGGTAAAGTCAACTATATCTTCAACGTCCCACTTTCCGGCGCCCATAGTGTTTTTCATTACCTGCTCAAGCTGGGTTTGCGCCACATTCTGCCTTTTGTAAGCATCCATGCTGTCTTTGGAAAAACCAACAAGCGCATTTTTTGCTGTAACAAGACCGCGCATAAGAAAGTCCGCCTTAAAAACAGACCCAAAGATAGACTGCGTCTTTTCACCGCAGGTCTTTGCGGCATCTTCAATTTCTTTTATCTTCCTCTTAGCACCATCAATAAGCTGGTTATACTTTCGGATATGATCTGTTCTAAAAGATTTTTCTTGCTCGCCTCTCCATTTTACAATACTCTCCTTTAACTGACCGATATTTTTGTTGTGGGTAACAACTCCCTTATTCAACTCATTTACCCTATCTTTTGCGCTGTTTACCGTTTTGGAGATAATATCAAACGTATTGCTTGAATCCCAAACGGTTTTTATCTTCAAAAGTACTGCATTCGAGTTCGACATTTTTGTTTTTTTATATTTTCGCGCAAATTTTTAAATGATGTGTTTAAAACCTAAACCGAGACTTGTTAAATTTGGGTCAGCACCGAAACTACATAGGCGCACCGAGAACTTTCTGAATATTGCGTCAATTATTCTAATGTGCACACCGGCTGCAGCACTGCTCTTTTTTCTCATTGTTTATCCGGTTGCTACCATCATTTGCGTCCTTGCCGTAGCCTTCTTTGCTCTATGTATTTGGTTTATCGTAACCATATTTAAACTAATCTTTTGTTAGTCTCAATACTCTCTTCAACCCTTACCTGTTTTAACGCCACAATCTTATCTATCCACTCTTTGTCGCTTAGTTTGGATGTGTCAATATGAAGATAGTACTCTAACAGCGTATCGTGGTAGGTGATAAAGTCAAAATCCTCATTTTTGACAGCATCCTCTATAGCTTTTTTATTTCAGCCCTTCCAAAATCAACAATATGCTCTAATACCGGCACAACCTCCAAATAGTAGAGGTCGTTAGTTTTTATTTCGGGGTCTCCACCAAGCCAGCAGTTTTCAAGAATAATATCATTGGCTTTCATGCCATCATGGTCGCCTATTGCGTTAGCGGCTTTTAGCGTGTTTCTGTCAGGTCTTTTCAAATAACCAACCTTGTCGGTGGCAACAACGCGAAACACGTCTCTGTGCTCCCTTTTCCATATTGCAATCTGCTCATCGGAAACCTCTCCGCTCAAAACTTTTTTTTCTTCTTTTACCATAGTAATTATTAATTTAAGGTTTATGCTCTAATGATGTGAGAAGGTAACAGGTTGAGTTGCTTTTCATTTTTAGTATCGCCCTCTTTTGCCTCAACGCCATCATCGGTAAACTGACAGTTTTTAATAATGTGGTTGGCTATTTTTGCGCCACCAATAGGAAGAAACGCCACTACTACGTCGAAGGGTGCAATATCCTGCAACCTTCCTGTTGGAGACGACTTGCGAATACTCTCTATCTCATCCCTCAGTAAGGTTATGTCTGCCGTGCTCGTAATACGTCCATATCCACGACCTACAGGGTTTTGCCCTGCACCGTAAATATTATCCATATCCTGTTTGTCGTCGTAGTTAAATGCCGTAATACCTGTTGTAAGTACGCCTTCAATCAATACCTGAATAGTTGCCCATGAGTGCTGTACGCCGTTTATCATGGGGATGTGTCTAAGTCCGTTCATATTATCCTAATTTAGTAGTGAAACCGATTTTAATTTTAATCTTACGCATCACGCCCACCGGAACCTGTTTAATCACAAATTCCACTTCTGAGGACGCAAGCACATTTTGGTCTGGGTCTATTTCAACCACGTAGCCGGACAGTTCACCCGCTTTCTCCATAGCCTCCAACTGGCGATTGGCAACTGCCGTCAAAAAGGCAACAGTTCCCTGATTGAGTTTCCCGCTTTGCGGATCCACATAAAGTGGGCTGCTTAAATGCGGAAGCAGATACGTTCTAATGCCGCGGCAGGCTTTATCCATCGTGCGTACGCGCTCAATAGCATTGTAATCGCTGGTAAGCTCGTCCATCGTGTGAGAGTCGTTGTAAAACGATCCCTGCAGTCCGCCAAAGGTGCGAAGAAAGATAAAGCGTTTGTCGTTTAGCGTATTCACAACGCCAATATCAACTGTTTTCAGCAACGTGCCGTCTGCAAACGCCGGAGTAGATATCCCTGTGGGGCATTTCGCTACCCATGCAATAGATTCGTGTACCGCCATTTTAGATAACATACCCAGTGCGTTTCCAATAGTACCCACACACTTTCCGGCACCGCTGTCAAACAGTTCCTTGGCGGTATCCGTTCCGGATTGACCGATAAGTACAGACACGTTCTTTTGCCCAATGGCAGCCATAGATACAAGACCTGTAATAGCGCCGATTTTGGGGCAGTATAGAATAGAGAGCGGTATATCGTTAGCCTCCAACCCACCGGCAATCCCTTGTAGGGCCGTCAGCCCGCCTGCTGCCAATAGCTCTTCGGGAGCATATACCCCAATTTGCCGGATCTTACCCTCTGCAAAGTTTTGCATGATTTTGATTTCGGTAAAGTCATAGTTTGCGGTTGGCTTTTCAAACAAGCCCACCCAAAGCATAATGGCAGGGTTGATTCTGAAAGCCTCGCTTAAATGGTAATGCAACGCCTTTAAAATCCACTTTGCAGAATCGGATTTAATACCCAAACTCTCCGCATACTCAATCGTAGAGATTTGTATAATGCGGTTAGTTACAGTAAATCCTGTTACTCCTGTTTCGGCTACCGGTAAATCGGTATTCTCCAAATACGCCAGCAGCCCGCTGTAATGATCCTCGCCGGGGAGTGTGGCGGGCACACCCCCATTTTGGCGAAGCGTTATAATGTTGTTTAATGACATAATTTTTCCTGTTAATCGTTAGTTGTTTTGTTTAAAAAATCTGCTCTTTTGTAAACAGACATTTCCGGTTTTGTTTGAGAGAAGAACAACTCTTCGCCGTCACTATACAGCCTGTCTGTTAAAGGATACTCCTCAAATACTTTTTTTACCCTTTCATTCATACCGCACTCTTTAGCATTTGCTTCCTGCGCCGCTTTTTTAGCGGATGCTTGCGCCGCTTTTTCTTCCGGTGTTAATGGTGTCTTTGCCATATCTCTTAATTTTTAATTCTTAATTTTTAATTGATTAAGCTACAGCCTTCGACACTATCGCTCCGATTGCCTCGTTTTTAAGCGGCAAGCAGATAGAATAAGTTCGGAAGTTTACCACACTTTGCTGCATGGTTGGGTCGGTAGCGGCCTCGCTGTAATACATTTTTGTAGTTCCGTTTGCTTTCATCATTCTTGGAGCAAAGAAAGCCACAGATGCCTGGAAGTCTCCCGTGCCCGGTACTGATGCCCACGCTTTTTTAACTTTCGTGCTTGCAGTGAAATACGGACAGTCAACATACTCATAAACCTCAAAACTATAAAGGTTAGATATCTTACCGGTTGCATAATTATAGTATTGTTGTGCAAACTTTTGGTCGTTATCCAACAAATCATTTACGTGGTCGGGGCAAAGTACCAAAATTCTACCCGCTCCGGGTACCTTTAGTTTATCAAATTCTTTCTTCAATGCTATGATATCCTTTCGTGTAATCATAGCTCTGCCTGCTCCGTCTGTACCGCCTGAGGTTACTATTACAGGTGTTCCAGCGCTATCTGCTGCCGGTGCCAATGCGTGAAGTGCTTTTGCAAATTTAGTCTCATCAATTTTCTCCCTGTGCCTTTCAATTACACTTGCCATCTTATCGTAAGAGATAGCGTGAAGCTCATCATCGGTTACAGGCGTAGCCTCGGTTTGATATTTATCCAATCCGACAGGTTTATCCACGTCTGTTAAAGCCACTATTGGAATAGGATAGGTTGTATTATTAAGAAGCACCTTCGGGTCGCCGCCAATTTGAACAAAGTGTATTACTTCGTTATCCACCTTGTCATCGTAACTTCTTATTTTTCCATACCATCCCAACGATTCAGCCGCGTTCCTGAACGCTTTAATCATTTCTCCGGTCCATACTTCCGTATAAACACCTGCGCGCAGCCCTACATCGCCCATCGGGAGAAGCAATGATACTGCGGGTAATCCTATACCGCCTGCCAAAGGCGGCAGTCCTGTTGCGTTACACAATGTAACACCAAGCATACAATTGACCATTAAGGCCAAAATAAACAATAATTTTTTCATCTTTTTACTTTTTAGTTGTTTTTAACTCTTTTAATTTTTAACTCGTAACTCTTAATTACTTAATATCCGGTTTACAACCGTACTCTTTTTCATAGAGCGCGACATAGGTTTCCCTGTCATCGCTACGCAATGCCTCGCGCTCTTTGTCGGATAACTCAGCCCACTTTTTGCCTGCCTCCGCAGAAGCGCCCGGTTCTGCCGATATCAAGTTGGTAGGCTTCACCGCTCCATTCATGGAAGATAGCGTGGTTTGCAATGCCTCCATACCCATTTTTTCACCAATGGTAATAAAATGTGCTTTTTGGTCGGCAGTTAGTTTTTTTGCCACAATGGCATCATCTACCATCTTTGTGATGGTTTTCTTTTCGGCTTCCTGTGCAGCGGTTTTCAATGTTGCAATCTCACTGTCCTTTTCGGTCAGTTTTGCGTGCAACGCTGAAAGTTCCTGCACTTTTGCCAAGATTTCGGCTTCGGTTGCGCTTTCGCCCAAGCCAAGTGCTAATGCAATTAATTTCATGTTTTTTTGATTTAAGTTTTGATTATTAGTACTCAACAGGCCGATAGCGGAGTCCGCATTGTCGGCAGTTAGTTCAATTATATTTCCTTTTTCATCATAGAGCGACACGGTATTAGCATTTGAAGGAATATCCGCGAGCGAAACCTCTTCTAAAATGCAGCGTGTTACTGTCATGCGTGTTTGCCCGGGTAGTACGTATTCCGGCGCCTCGCTCAACTCTGTTTTAACAATACCCATAGAGCAGGCGTTGATAAATCCTTTTTCTACCTTTTTGGCAATTTTTGCCGCAAAAGGATCGTCCATATCGAAAACAGGGTCGCCCAGCAATCTTCCATCCTCCTTACGCAGGTTTTCCCAGCGTCCTATTGGTAGGATAATGTCATCAGTGCCGTTCCACGGTCTTATATGCCCCCAAAGCATTACAGGGTTTTTCTTAAACCGCTCCAAGTCAATCCCGCTGGTTAACACACGAAAACCATACGAGTTCACACTTTCGTCGCTTAATACAAATGTTTTTTTGGGAGTTTCCTTTGCCATTTTTACTCTTAATTTATAATTCGTAATTCTTAATTCGTAAACGATTCAGGGTGCGAAAATAAATCGAAAAACACTGGCTCCCGAAAATATGGGATACGCTTTACCAATGTTTGGAAACCCTTTACCACGCTTAATTAGTAAGCGTATATTACGCTTACTTTCGCCGAAATTTTATTGAAAGGTTATGACAAAATCGGAACTGAATCAAAAAAAGGAACTCGCCCGAATGTACTATATGCAGGGCGACTCTCAAAAAAATATTGCCGATAAAGTAGGTGTGTCTGCACAGACCCTGAGCAAATGGGTGGAGCAAAACGACTGGGTTAAAAAGCGGGCAGCAAAAAACATCACACGACCGGAGCTGGTAAACAAACTCTTAGCGACAATAAACATGCTGATTGAACAGGTAAGCGAATCGGATGACCCAAACCTGATAGCCGGACTTGGCGACAAACTCTCCAAACTTTCCACCACCATCGAAAAATTGGACAAAAAAGCCTCTGTGGTTGATGCCATTGAGGTTTTTATGGCGTTCGGGAAGTGGCTACAATACCGCGCTACCTTCGATGACGAGATTACGCCGGAACTTTTGAAGGCTATTAACAAGTATCAGGATATCTACATCACGGAACTTATTACCAAAAAATAGAAACACAAATGGAGAAAAAACCGCGCAATTTCGACGAGTGGAAACAGTGGTGCGATACCGTACAAAACCAAACCACAGTACCGCACAGTGAAACTCCTGCAAATAAAAAAGCACGGATAAGACACCTTCTGTCGGATTATAACGCTTTTGTTTTATACTACTTTCCCCATTATGTTACCAATAAGGATACTGAAAAGATTACACCCTGCGCCAAGTTTCATATTGATGCGGCAAATATGGTGCTAAGAAACAAGAATATGAAAGCCGTGTTTAAGTGGGCACGTGGGCACGCCAAAAGCACCCACTTCGATATTTTTATTCCGCTGTGGTTAAAAGCGCTCAAACAACTTAATGTAATGGTTTTGGTAGGGAAAAGCGAAACCAACGCCAATACACTGCTTTCCGATGTACAGGCAGAGCTTCAATTCAACCAGCGCTATATTGCCGACTTTGGCGAGCAGTATAACTTGGGAAGCTGGCAGGACGGCGAATTTGTTACCAAGGATAACGTGGCATTCTTCGCACGTGGAAGAGGACAATCCCCACGTGGACTACGCTACCGTTCCGCTCGCCCCGACTATATCGTGATTGACGACCTCGACGATGATGAGCTTTGCGAAAACGACGCTCGTGTTACAAAACTTTCTAACTGGGTAAAGGAAGCGCTCTTTGGCGCGCTCGACGGCGGGCGGGGTCGTTTTATCATGGTAGGCAATCTTATTTCAAAAAACAGTGTGCTGGCTAAAATTGCAGCCATTGAAGCCGTGCGTGTAAGTCAGGTAAATGCCTACGATAAAAAGGGAGAGTCGGCGTGGAAAGAGAAATGGAGCGCAGCGGAGCTTAAAGAGATGGAGTTGATGATGGGCTACCGCTCGTTTCAAAAAGAGATGATGAATAACCCCATCACCGAAGGCGCTGTATTTCGTAATGAATGGATACGGTGGAAGAAAATGCTGCCGCTTCACAAATACGACCGCATTATCGCATACTGCGACCCAAGTTTTAAGGGCAGCACAAAAAACGACTACAAAGCGATTAAGGTCTGGGGGCAAACCGGAACGGAGCTACACAACCTGTTCGCCTTCTGCCGCCAGTGTTCCGTTGCCGAAATGGTGCGGTGGTTTTACGACCTGCACGAAAAATTTAACGGCGTTATTTGTGATTACTATATTGAGGCAAACTTCCTGCAGGATATCATCCTGGATGAGTTTACAAACGAGGGAAACCTGCGTGGCTACCAACTACCCATCCGGGCAGACCACCGCAAGAAGCCGGACAAATGGCAGCGTATCGAAGCCATAAGCCCGCTGTGGGAACGCGGCTTTACGTTCTACAACATTGATAAGCAAAACGACCCCGATATGCTGGCGGCATTAGAACAAACCCTGTCCTTTGAAAAAGGGACACGAACACACGATGATGCGCCCGATGCGGACGAGGGCGCCATCTACATACTTCAAAAAAGTAAACGATTTGAAATTTTTAAACCGGTCATCGGCGCACGCCCAAGACCTTATAATGAATGGTAATATGATAAACTCCCTTAAAAAATTCCTTACCGCATGGATTTTCGACATCCGATTCAGGCGCGCCTGTAAAAAGGCAGACAAATACGCAAAAACAACCGGCTATAAAGCCTTAGTGCTCATGCTTGGTGGCAAACCTGTAGTAAAATATCGAAAGGTGCTCAAGGAAGAAATAAGACAAAAAATGTGGCGTGCCAACTGTTTAGAAATCCTCGAAAAACACGCCCTGTATAAAACCTACTAACCATTAACCACTAACCACTAATCACTAAAATTATGTTTTTACACATCTCAGAACTAAGAACCGTTATCTACGACTATCAACTCAGCGAGATAGTGGAAGATGACAACACCATTATAGAAATGGCAATACAGGCGGCTATTGAAGAAGTAAAGTCGTACCTGTGCAGCCGCTACAATACTAACAACACCTTTTCCGCTAAGGGAAAAGGGAGAAACCCGCTCATTTTAGAGATAACAAAGGATGTGGCGCTGTGGCAAATCGTTCGCCTCTCTAACCCAGATATTATACACGACAGGGTAAAAGACCGCTACGACCGCGCTATTGAATGGTTAGACAAAGTGGCACGCGGTTTAATCTCTCCCACATTGCCGGCAGTTCAAGATGAAAGTGGTGGCGATGTTTCCCCTATCAAATACGGCTCAATGCCGAAACAAACCTACGATTACTAATGATTAATGATTAATGATTAGTGATTAATGCTCAATAAAGTCTTAAATCTTTAAATTTTTAAATCTTAAATCAAATCATGGCTAAACAGCAAACAAAACCGGAAACTAAAATAAAACCCAAATTATTAGTTGAAATAAAACAGGCCGCCGACAACCTGACCAAGAAAGATATAAAAACGTGGCGCAACGCATGGGAGGCAGCGGCAAGACCGGATAACCCAAACCGCGTTGCCCTGTACGATGTCTATACCGATGTGGTGGTGGATTTACACCTTACAGGCTGTATCAGGCAGCGAAGCGATATGGTGCTGAATAAGTCGTTTAAAATTGTTTCCAAAAAAGACAGAAAGGAAAATCGGGAAGTTACTGAGCTTTTTGAAGCAGGATGGTTTAAGCGGTTTCTGGAACTTTCGCTCGAAAGCAACTACTACGGATACTCGCTGATTCAATTTAATGATATTATTACTGACGGCACAATGCGCTTTGAAAGTGTGGAATTGGTGCCGAGAAAAAATGTGGTTTCGGAGTTTGGCGTAATCATTAAAAACGTTTATGATGACCCAAAGCGGCAGGGGTACAGCTATTTGGAGGGCGACCTCGCAAGGTGGTGTATCGGAGTGGGTGAAAAAAGAAACTTGGGGCTGCTCCTTAAATTAGCCCCGCAAAGTTTGGCGAAAAAGAATATGCTTGCCTATTGGGATGTTTTTGGCGAAATATTTGGTATGCCTATCCGTGTGGCAAGAACCGGAAGCCGCGACCCTAAAGACAGGGCGAGTATCGAGAAGATGATGCAACTTATGGGCGCATCCGGCTGGGCGGTGCTCCCGGAAGGTACGGAAATAGAGATTAAGGAAACCACCCGCGGCGATGCCTTTAATGTGTATGACAAGCGTATTGAACGCTGCAACTCCGAAATAGCAAAAGGGATACTTGGGCAAACCATGACTACCGACAACGGCGGCTCATTGGCACAGTCGGAGGTACACCTTGAAGTGCTTAAAAACATTATATATAAAGATGCGGACTTTCTGCGCGACGTAGTGAACTGGGAACTGATGCCGTTTATGGCAATGCACGGTTTTCCTGTACAGGACTTGCGCTTCGACTGGGACGAGTCGGTGGACTGGACACCGGAGCAGCAACTGAAAATTGAGCAAATGATACTGGGTAGCTACGATATTGACCCAAAGTATTTCGCAGAAAAATACAACATCCCTGTAACCGGCGCAAAATCGCCACTACTAACAGCGCAAGATGGTTTTTTCGTGTAGCCCCCGCTCCGTCGGGGGGATACAAAGCGTTTCACGCAGCACTGCAAAGTCTTTACGATGAGTCGTCGCAGCTCGGCGAAATGCTGCGGCTCGGCGAAACATCACAGTTCGGCGAGGCGTCCCGCCTCGCCGCAGGTTTCTCCCCCCAAGTCTGGAAAAACTTAGCCAAATGGGCGCACTCCAAAAAAGACTACAAGCCCGAATACCTCTCAGAGCCGGAGCCACGCGCCGCCATTGAAGAAACCTGCCGCATTTTAAGCGCACCTCTAAAAAGCCTCTCCCCCGCCGGCGGGGGGCAGGGGGGTGGAACAATTACACAGGAGATACCGGCAGAGCTCACCGCCGCATTAGAAAACAACATCTTCTTTTTCTCAGGGTTTAAAACCCACCACGAACTTGTACAGGTATCGCAGTTGCTCAAAGATGAAAACGGCAATTTTAAACCGTTTCAACAGTTTTTAAAAGACGTTGCAAAGATAGACAACACCTACAACAAAAACTACCTGAACGCAGAGTACAACTTTGCACAGGCATCCTCGCAAATGGCAGTAAAGTGGAAAGAGTGGGAAGCAGATGGCGACGACTACGACCTGCAATACAGAACTGCCGGCGACGATAGAGTGCGCGAGGAACACGCCGCACTCAACGGAACTACGCTACCGCCCTCCGACCCGTTCTGGAAGTCGTACCTGCCGCCCAATGGGTGGAACTGCCGCTGCACAGCTGTACAGGTACGCAAGGGAAAACACCCGCGAAGCGATTCCGAAAAGGCAACCGCCAAAGGAAACGCCATTACCAACACGCCCAAAAAGCAAATATTCCGGTTCAATCCGGGAGCACAGGAAAAGATATTCCCGCCAAAGCACCCGTATTACAAAGCTGAAAAAGATATTGATTGTTCAAGTTGTAGCAGAAGACTATCCTATACGCCCGGAAGTATTAAGTGTACGCTTTGCGAAATGAGTAATGCCATAAAAAGAGCAATGAGCCGCAGTGATGCTAACGCTCATATAAGGAGCGAGCTCATCGGAAAAACTATCACTACTGAAACATCGGTACGCAACACAAGCGGAGTAATTAGATTAAACTCAAAAGGGCTTAGAGACTTTTTATACAATGGTCACTCTAAAACCTCCGAAAGTAAGTGGGTGTTATCTGAAATATATAATAATAGAGCAACGCTTGGAACGCCTACTTTTGAGGAACTAAATCACAGCAGACCAAATATTCAAAGTAAAATTGAAAATGGGTGGGAGGGAGTAAATGTTTATACTGTTTCTGTTTTTGAAAAAAAATGGAAATTAAAAACGGCGATTATTTATAATAGGTACGAACTGCCTTACCATATAAAAGAAATTTCTCAGTAAAGGCTTACGTCCACTTGAAACGCGGACCACTTTACTGAGAGTTTCAGACCGCAAAAATATAATAATAATTTAAACAACGTACAAAATGGAAAAATTTCGCTTACAAATTGCTTTCGATGTGAAAGATGAAAACAACAGGAGTGTACTTTCCGAGAACTATCCAAACACCATATCTCGGTCTATTCTTGTAAAACCGGCAGTAGTGCAAATAAAAGCCCTGAGCGCTGCTATTACAAAAGCCTTATCTCTATGCGAAGAAGATCCGCTATTTCAGAATCTGTTTTGTGTGAAAATTGATCTCGGAGATAATAAGGACGGTAATCCCTTAGCAGAGATACGGTATCTTGAAATTCCCGTTGAAGGCCAGCATTATCACTCTTTAATTCATAGCAAAAGAGATAACCGCTTAATCCCTTTTGTAAATAAGGAACTATGGATAAATCGGGATGCCTTTTCAAAAACTCGTCTTTGGCTGCGTAAAATTCGATATTACAAGAGCTGTCTCTGCGAACTGATTCGCTCGTGAAAATGAAGTCTAAATTCATACAATTAAATTTTAAGGTTTGACACCGCAAAAATAGAAAATGAATAAAGCCACCCAAAAAATCCTCAAAAACCTCAAAGTAGAACTCACCGACAAGTTTGACAAAAACTTTTCGCAGGGTGGTTTTTTTGGCAACAGGTGGAAGCCAAGAAAAAAAGATGGCTACCCAACACATCTTAACAATACCGGCGCTCTGAGGCGGTCTATAAAATCGCACATTGAAGGCGACACCATAGTGTTTACATCCTCAACACCGTATGCCGCCGACCACAATGAGGGCGTAAACAAAAAAGTGAGGGTGAGAAGCAAAAAAGGCAAAACCTTTACACGCAAAATGAACCTTCCACAACGCCAATTCATAGGCGAATATAAAGGCATGGAAAAAACCGTTGAGCGTATCGCCAAAAAGATAATAGAAACCGAACTACAAACCATTATCAAAAACGCAAACAGCCACTAACCACTAATCACTAACCACTAATCACTAACCACTAACCACTAATCATTATGAAAAACATCTTTCTAAATAGTGCCTGTTGTTGATTTTAACCTTGCCTATCTGTTTTTTCCCATCTTTTACAAGTTTGTCAAAACCGGCTATATACTTCGCCTGTTCTGTTTGGGCAGCAGTATCCTGTTGTGTCCACCCTGCCTGTGAACTTACAAACTTCGGCAGGTCTCTTACGCAATCTATATATTTACCGTTTTGATAGATATAAGCCTCATCGTAAGCCTTTCCGTTTTCATCTTTCATATAGTGCGCCGTTACCCCATAATTATTGGGAAGCAGCAAGCCAAGTACATTAACATTGCTCAGCCAATATTTAGAATAGCACAGGTTAACATACTGATTGCGGGTAATTGTGGTTCGCTCCTGTTCGCCCAAATAGTAAAACACGCGCTTGTTGTCAATAGCCCTGACTTCGGGGTGCACATTGCCCAAAAGAGCGCCGATAACGTTTTGTCCCTTATAGGTTTTTTGGTTCCTGTGCAAGCCGTTGTTGTAGGCTTCATTTGCCGCTTTGTCATCGTCAACCAACCGTTCCCAACTGTGCGTTTTGTAGCGATATTCATACTGTTTCGTTTCCTCGTTATACTCGCGGATGCCATTGGTTTGGTTGGCTTCCAATTTTGCGTAGTGGCGGCCCACATCTTCCTGATGGCGCTTCTCAAAGCCGTACTTTTTAATGCGGTTAAACTGCTCGGCGTGTTTTTCCTGACTGTTGGTGGGCGCGCAAAAACGTACATACTCAAACAACTCACCGGGTTTTAGCCACGTGTCTGCAAACTGACCGCAGAGATGATGCTCTACCTCCGCCTCAAGGGGCCAGCCGATACCCCACCGGTTCAAGTTCCGGTACATATCTCGCAGGCATTCTAAAAACAGTTCGGTATTTTTCTCACGCGAGTAGGCGGCTCCGATGACGGCGCCACTCATTACATCGTAAGCGTAATAGGCAAACACTTTGCCGCCATCTTTGAGCGAGCGCGGAAGGTCGCGGTCATCAAACGACACCTTTTCCAAACTAAATCTTGGCGCCTCACGCATATAGTGCGGACGGTATTTATGGCTAAACTTATAGGGATTACTGCGAACGCTGTCCACAATAACCCTATTCTCAGGTTTGTTGATGTAGTTCCAAACCGTGGATTCACTCACGGTAATATACTCGCCGGTTTCATCTCTAAAATCCTCGCGGTCTAAAAGTTCGCCGGTGCTGTAGTCTATAATATCAATTTCGCCGGCAATAAAACTGTGGTAATCCTCGTGCACCCACTCGGCGTAAGGGTTGTTTCTCATGCAATAGATGGAAAGTATCAGCCGCTCAACATCACCGGTAACCTTCCGGGCGTATTGATTGGCGTAGTTCCTGTGAATAAGAGAGTGGTAGTCGGGCTTTCCCTTGCTAAAATACTCCTTGTATTTTGGTCTCAGGTTTCTTACACTGAGCGGAAGCGTGTGCGGGTATCGGTTTCCCAAACTTTTCAAATCGTCCAAAACAGAAGAGAATAGATTTTCATCCTTTCTGCCGGTTTTATTCCCTGCCTTTCGTGTGCTTTCGCGTTCCCCCATCAGTTGCCCCATTGCATTTAGCAATATGGCGTTGTTGTAATATTCAACTACAATCTCCCTGTCCAAAAAGCGTCCCGCTTCAATCTCATACCTTGAAAAATACTCCATTGCCGCCGTGTCCGGCTTTACAAACTTTTCAAAGAAATTCGGTTTGGGCTTTAGTGGCGATGATGGCGGAAGTTCGCCGGCCTCTTTGATCTTTTGCTCAACCTTGCCCTTAATATTATATGGTAACGTAGTGTATTCGATAATAGCAGGATAACCGGGGGCAGAGCGGCGGAGAACGGTGATTTTATTACGCATTACGCATATCTTATAATTACCATAAGAAATAATACCGTTCTCCCACATCCACCTGCTTTCAAGTGCCAAGGTTCCGTCGAAATCAAATACTGTCATGTTTTTGTTTTGTTTTTAGTTCCCGCTCCGGAATCGAACCGGAGAAAAACCATTCGGGAAAAGTGTAATTTTGCGCCGTCAAACCTTAAAATTTACACGTATGGTTGCACCTGAATTGAAAGATGAATTTTTAAAATCCCTATGCGATGAATGCCCGATTGAAAACCACGTATCAGTAAAACTACCGGTTGTTTTGGAGCGGTTTAAAATAGACTTTAAAACACTACAGATGATGCTGATTGAGTTTAGAGATTTGGAGTTGATTTCTGATTTAAACATAAGGCAGGTTTCTAATGTATTTCATGTAACTATTTCTTACAGGGCTAAAAATTTCATTGATTCAGGAGGATTTGTTTTTATGCAAAAGATAGCTGCTCTTGCAGTGGGTAAGTTGACGCTCGACGTAGAAAAGTTGACACTTGAGATACAGCTTCTTTATGCGGAGATTGATAATTTGAGCCATTCTAACCCAACTGTTGCGGAACGCTTGTTTGCCATAGTATCTAATATCGCAACAATTGCCGGTGTTGCCGGCGCATTCGTTAAGTAGCCATTTTTCAAAATCCTTCAATGCCGATTTTTCACTGCTCCACTTTTTGGGTTCCATATTAACACGATAAACCTCAGCACCGTCCATATTCACAACATACTCTATTGCATCTATAATCCGGCACATTGGGTATTCCGGATCGTATCTGTCGTGAAGATACATTTCAATGACTACGATTGATGTGGGTTTCATGCTTTATTTGTTTATTTTAATTTTTATGGAAACAATAATGTTTACAAACTTCATTATCTTCGATATTAACTGGATATTGATTGGCGAATCTGTGATGATCGCACTTATTTTTTAATCCGAATGCACGTGCACTATCTGCGCCCAACGTCTTGAAATACTTACACTCCTTGCATGTTTTCATAATACTTATATTTTTATTGGTTAATATTCTAATAAATAGGATCGCCGCCCATATTTACGGCAGCCATACGAATTCTTTGCGCCAAAACGCTGTTGGTTCTACCTTGCATAGCCTTGCTGATTGATTCTCTCGAAACCCCAAACGCCTGCGACAGCTGTCCGGAGGTTCCTCGTTTTACATTCACTTTTTTAACTTGTTTCATTTTTACTATTTTTGCGGTTTTAATTATTACACGTATGGATAAAAAAATATTTGCTCATTTTGAAAGCATGGGTGCATTATCGGGACTCACAGATTTACAAATCAGTAAATTTGAATTTGCCTGCGAAAAAGCGGTAGAAGAAAATCCCAAACTTGGTTTTAATGATCTTTGCATTGCCTGTAGAATTTATCTAAACTTTATTATTAACTTTCCTGACCTTGATTTGGGTTCGGTTCTAAAGCATATTGAGTATCCGTAATGACACGTTGTAGCGTTTTAGATAATTTCTCCATAAAATTCTCTGCATCTTCTTTTGAAGGCAGATGTACTTCGCCAATTAACTGGTTAATGTGGATGTGGATGTGCGGCTGGCTTTTCATAAATCTAATTTTTAACTATTAATTAATTGAACTTCGCGGCAAAAATAGGATAAATACTAATACAAAAACATATCAATAGTAAAAATACTAATTTTTTTTATGAGCACAAAGCGTAACTTATTGGAATACTTAGAGAAAAAAAATATTACAAAAGCTGATTTTTACAGAAAAGCGGGGCTTCCAAATGGTTTTTTGGACAAAAGCGACACTGTTAACTCGCGTAATTTAGGAAAAATACTATCCGCTTTTGAGGATTTATCCCCTGACTGGCTGCTTACCGGTACCGGCGAGATGCTGCGACATGATCCATCGCACACACGCGCCGGTGAAAGCACACAAGTAATTGAAAATCACGGCAAAAATATAAAAAATATAATACGTACACAAAAGGGTATCCCACTTATTCCAGTTGAGGCTATGGCGGGGTATGCTAATGGCGACATTCAGGTAATGGGTTATGAAATACAGGAGGATTACATCATAACGCCGGAGCTTGAAAACAAAGGTGTTAAATATCTGATAAGGGCATCCGGTTCATCTATGCAGCCCAAGTACAACAATGGAGATATATTAGCCTGCCGACCCATTACCGATGTGTCGTTTATGCAGTGGGGGAAGGTGTATGTGTTGGATACAGATCAGGGACCACTTGTAAAAAGATTGTACGAGTGTAAGCCCGCCGATGAGAGCTCTCTCGAATGTCACTCCGATAACTTCGAGCGATATCCACCATTCAAAATTAACAAAACTTCTATCCGTAGTATGGCTATAGTAGTAGGTGTTTTGAGATTAGAATAACATGATCGCTCTAACTTCTCAATTTATTTACCACTTCATGTAAGCGATCCGGATGATAAGCGTTTAGCTCATTATTTTTATTTAACATAGCCCTCCGCTGCAACTCTTGCATGACAGCATTATTTTTATGTGAACCCGAAATTATTGAATTAATATACCACCTATCAAGCCCAAATCTTTTTGCTGTTTTTGTTATATCTTCACTTGTCAAATAGTTTTCTAAACTTTCCGACAACTGCTTTTTTAATTTATTGAGGCTTTTTTGATCCATAAAGTCAGGGTGAATATAAAATCCATTTTTCCGAATTGACGGTAAAACATCATCACATACCCAGCTCTCAAATTTTTCTGCAGCTGGCATGCGGCTTCTTAAAATTAAACGATACAGATTCCCTTCGCTAATAAAATTTATTTCTTGTTTTCCTCCACTTGTAAGGAGGTCGCGTTTCGCTACCCCCTTTTCACGACAGTGCTTTTTTATGGCATCTAATTCGTTCTTATAGCCTAAAACTTGACATATATCAATTGCGCAGAACCATGGTTCTTTTTCGATAAGCAGAGTGCGAACTTCGCCAAATTCAGGATGTTTTACTAAATTGATTTTCATACAAATATATGTTTATAATTTTTTGCAAAAATATAAATAATCATATACACCAACATCACCCGCGCAACATCACCCGCGCAACATCGCCTGCGCATCCCCTCACAACAGGCATAAAACGCGGCGCGCACACACAAAAACACGCAAAATAAACATAAAACATTGTAAATAAGATTTTTAATATACTTTCATTAGTATGTAAAATGTGTATTATCCCCCATCTCAAACGCATTTTTGGGCGGTTTACGCGATTAAAAATGTACTTTCGGGGGGGGTGTTCGCGTGTGTTTTTACACACATTTTGTCCGTCTGTTGTCCGTCTGTTACGTCCGTCTGTTGTCCGTCTGTTACAAAAATGGGTTATTTTGGTGGTTTTTGGGTGGGGGGGGAGAAGTGGGGTTTAAATTCGGGTAAAAAGTGTATTTTTGTGGCTAAGAATTACCACGCAAAAATGGCGCAAAACGTCCATTTCAACGGCTTTTACGCAAAAGTTAAAGGGTTGCTATACCCAAATGTAGGATAGCCTTAAGAATCCCTAAAAAATCGGGTAAAAAATTAAACTAAAATTAAACCTTTATACAACTTTCGGATGGTTTGTTTTAAGTAGCAAACCGTGTAAAATATTGAAAATCGTGTAAATATGAAGATACTGTTAAGGATAGAGTGTTTTGTGCCCCGTTGAATCATAACCAACTTCCCCCAGATAACTACGAATTGTTTTTCCTTCATCAATAAGTCCAAGATTTATTAAATGATTATTTCTCATATGTCTTTTGGAAGCCTCCAAACGTTCCTTTTCGTTC